AATAAATTTGCTCGTGCAGAAAAGGTCAAGAAAGATGGATAAAAACCAAGCATTCTTCAACATGGTTTACAACGATGCTCGTGAAGCAGGTTGTAACCATATTCAAGCATCAGTATGTGCTGGTCAATGTATTTTGGAGTCCAATTGGGGTAAAACCCTGAAAGGTAACGCTTATTTCGGTATTAAAGCTGGAAAAAGTTGGACTGGTAAAACACAGGTATTCACTACCCACGAGGAGGTGAATGGTAAACGTATCAAGATCCAAGACAAATTCAGAGCATACGATAGTTTCACAGATAGTGTGAAAGACTATATTGATTTGATGTCCAGGAACTTCCCACAAACCTGGAATGCTAAAACATTGAAGGCAGCCACAGATGGTCTTGGTCATGGTAAGTATGGTCGTTATGCAACTGACTCTTCATATGAAGATAAGGTTTATAGGACTATTAAAAAACGTTCTACCAAGGTTACTGACGAACGTCGTACATTACGTCGTGGTGATCGTGGTCAAGATGTTAACCGTCTTCTTATCTTACTTCACAGCAAAGGCTACTACGATGGCCCAATTGATGGTGCATTCGGTGGTGGTACTGAAGCTGCGGTTGAACACTTCCAACGAGATGCTGGTCTGAAAGCTGATGGTGTTGTTGGTTCCCAGACTTATGAAGCATTGGATGGATGGGACAAGGATGCTTCTACACGTACAATGAAAAGTGTGGATATCATTGTTTACACGAACCAACAGGCTATTCGTAACAAGCGTTGTACTAAAACCCTTGAAGAGACCTTAGAGAAAGCTCTTATTGCTGTTTACGGTGATGGAGTAACTGCTCGTATTTATAGTGGTGGTCAAGATGCTAAGGGTAAAGGTACTCGTCGTACAGGTTCTGTTCGTCATGATAATGGTAAAGCATGTGATGCTCATATCTTTGATAAACACGGTAATCAAATTATCGGTATAGAGCTTGCAAAACTGGGTCAATATTGGATTGCAATGGGTTATGGTTCATGTGGTCTGGAAATGGCTGGTGGTGGTATTCACCTTGATGAATGGACAACACCTCCCTCTGGTGGAGCACTTTCATGGACATATAAAGCTTCTGATGCTAAGTCCTATGGTGCTGAAATCAAGAGAATGCTTCTTGATGGACGTAAAGGTATTAAACCAAAACTACCAAAGGCTGTAGTTAAGAAAGCTGCACAAAAGTTCCCAACTAAAGAAGTCGGATCAGGAGTTGTAATCGTTGGTCTGTTCTGGTATTGGGATAACTTAAAAGCTGACTTTGCAAGCTTAGTTGCATGGTTGGGCTTCTAAACACAAGGAACAAGAACATGGTACTCTTTTTTACAATTCTGATCATCGTACTTGCTGTCGCTATTGCAATGTGGAACCTGGTTCCGTCATGGCGTGAGTATATGCGAGGTTATTCAACCTGGGTTGAAGCAGCAACCACAGCCATTGTTGGTTATGGTGCTTGGGCAGTTGATTGGTATGGTTCTGTTGTTGAAAGTATCCAAGATACTGAATACGCTGAATATGTCCCAGAAAACATTGCTGCATATATCCCAATTGCTATCCTTATCTGGATGGCTATTAAACGCAAACAAACGAAAACCCCTGCTGGTGAGAAGTTGGAGGACTAATGTCTATCTTTTCTAAAGTCTTAGGTTTCTTCCTCAATGGTGGTATTGCTGCCATTGGGGAACAATTGCGTTTAGCACGTAAAGCAGAGCTTGAAGCAAAGAATGATGCTGATCGTATTGATGCTGAACTTGTTGTCAAACAATTAGAAGCTCGTAGAGCTGTATTGATCGAAGAAATTAAATCTGATCGTACATGGTGGATACGTCCTGCTATTGCTTTTCCGATTGTAGTGTACATTAACAAGATTATTATCTATGATAAGGTACTAAAGCTCGGTGTTACTGACGATTTGTCACCAGATATGTGGAAACTGTTCTGGATTGTAGTAGGCTTTTATTTCCTTACCCGTGGTGGTGAATACATCATGGCTCGCAAAAAATAACGGATATCGACCATGACAGAGATGAATAAACAAATCGTTGGTAAGAAGCTTACAAACTGGTCAAAAGAACCTACTGTAATGGATCTTAAAGAAGATCTTACAGCTTGTAAGAGTTCTCACGATACAATAAATACTCGTATCAATCATTGGAATGATTTACGAGAAGTTAAAGGTAGTGCTCGTCCTAAGACGATTAAAGGACGTTCTAGTATCCAACCAAAACTTATTCGTCGTCAAGCTGAATGGCGTTATTCTGCTTTGTCTGAACCTTTCCTTGGTTCAGATAAAATGTATAGCATTAGTCCACGAACCTTCGAAGATACTGCATCCGCTGAACAGAATGAGATGCTTTTGAATTGGCAGTTTAATGCCAAGATCAACAAAGTTCGTTTCATTGATGAATATGTACGTACTGCTGTTGATGAAGGTACTGCGATTGTTCGTCTTGGTTGGGAACGTGAAGTAGAGGAAGTTTTAGTAAACAACCCAATTTTCACGTACTATGAGATCGAAAACGAACAACAAGAAGCAGAGTTTGGTCAAGCAATGGAATTGCGTGAACAAGATCCAAAAGCTTATTCAGAGATCCCTGAAGAGCTTCAGGCTGCTGTAGATTATTTCCTTGAGACACAGATCCCCACTGTTGCTCAGATCTCAGGTTATGAAAAAGTTCCTGAAGAACGTATTGTTGAAAACAAACCAACAGTTGAATTGGTTAATCCTCAGAACGTTTATCTTGATCCATCATGCCAAGGTGACTACACCAAAGCAGGATTTATTATTGTAAGTTATGAGACTTCTCAAGCAGAGCTTAAGAAAGATGGTCGGTTTAAAAACCTAGATGCAGTTAACTGGTCTGGTAATACTATCTTATCTGAAGCTGATCACGAAAGCCGTACATCGTCTGACTTTAATTTTAAGGATGATCTACGTAAACGTGTTGTGGCTTATGAATACTGGGGTGAAAAAGACATCGACGGTTCAGGTAAACTGGTTCCCATCGTTTCTACTTGGATCGGTGATACAATGGTTCGTCTTGAAAAGAACCCTTTCCCTGATCAAAGACCTCCATTTATCTTTGCAAATTACCTCCCTGTAAAGCGTTCAGCTTACGGTGAACCTGATGCTGAGATCTTGGAAGACAATCAGAAAGTATCTGGTGCTATTACTCGTGGTATGATTGACCTTATGGGCCGTTCTGCTAACTCTCAACAGGGTTTTGCTAAAGGCTTCCTGGATATCACAAACCGTCGTCGTCTCGACTCTGGTCAGGATTATGAATTTAATCCAGGCCAAGGTACTCCTGATATGAACGTCCATCAGCATAAGTATCCTGAGATCCCTAATTCAGCTCTTACAGTGATGCAGATGCAGAACCAAGATGCAGAATCCCTCACAGGTGTGAAATCATTCTCTGGTGGTGTTTCTGGTGAAGCATATGGTGATGTTGCTGCTGGTATCCGTGGTGTATTGGATGCTTCTTCTAAACGCGAAATGAATATCCTACGTCGTCTTGCTAAAGGTATTCAAGATATGGGTGTAAAGATTGCTGCTATGAACACTATGTTCTTATCAGAAGAAGAAATCGTAAGAGTCACTAATGCTGAGTTTATCAACATTAAACGTGAAGATCTTGCAGGTCAGTTTGATATCATTGTTGACATCGCTACTGCTGAAATCGACGAAAAGAAAGCACAGGATCTAAGCTTTATGCTTCAGACTATGGGGCCAAACATGGATCCTGCTATTTCTCGTATGGCTCTGGTTGAAATCGCTAAATTGAAGCGTCTACCAGATCTTGCAGAGAAAATTGACAACTTCCAGCCTGAACCAGATCCAATTGAAGAAGAATTGAAACAGTTGGCTCTTGAGAAAGCTAAGGTAGAAATCCTTGAGCTTCAGTCTAAGATTGAGCTAAACAAGGCTAAGACTTACGAAACGAACACAGAAGGTGACCTTAACCAAGTTGAGGCAGATAATGAAGCTTCTGGTCTAAACCATGAAAGGGATTTGCAAAAACAGAAAGAACAGTCTAAAGGTAACCAGGACTTGGAAGTTACTAAACATCTTCTTAAGCCTCAGAAAGAAAATGAGGTTAACCCACCAGTTGACGCTGCAATAGGTTATAAGGCGATAACAGACTTTCAAGACCAACCAAGTAGCGCAGCTACAAACATAAACTCGCAAGAGTTCGATCCACGTTTAGATCCTGCTTTAAACCCAGCTCTAAACCTTTAAAACAACATTTGAGGAAACATTATTATGTCTCAATCCGAATTGGAACAACAAATCGCTGAAGTCGAGTTGACTCGTACAGAAGCACAAAAGATCGTCGAAATGGGTAATAAAGCCCGTGATTTGGCTAAAAACCCACTATTCAAGGAACTTATCCTTGATGGTTACTTTATGAATGAGGCAGCTCGTTTGGCTCATCTTTCATCAGATCCTATGATCAACGAAACCCAACGTGAACAAGTTCAACGTGATATTTTTGGTATAGGTGGCCTTAAACGCTATCTTCGTACCATTACTATGATGGCTGATAATGCTCAATCTGAGTTAGAGAGTTCTATTGAAACTCTTGAAGAACTTCGTTCTGAAGAGGTAGGTGAATAATCATGACTGATATTACAAACCTTTCAGATGAAGAAATTATGAACATGGAAGTTCTTCCTGACGATATGAAGGAAGAAGCACCTGTTGAAACCCCAGAAACTCCCGAACCAGAAGTTGAGACGGAAGTAGTAGCAGAAGAACCTGCTCCTGCTGAAGAACCAGTATCTGAAGAGGAAGTTACACAAGACCCAGAGCCTGCTGCTGATCCTGAAAAAGAAAATGAAGAAGGCGAAGAAGGTAAAACTGTTGAAGGTAAAGAACCTAAAACAGATGAGCCTGTTAATCCTCTTGAAACTCCTGATGAGGAAACAGAAGAAGGTAAAGCACCTGAAACTGAGCCTAAGAAGGAAGAAGAGCCTGCTAAAACTGAAGAAGGTAAGAAGGATGAAAAAGATCCTAAAGACCAGAAAAAAGAAGAAGAAGGTTCTGAACCGAAGGATGACTTCGACTATAAGGCTGCTTACGAACGTATGTTAACATTCCGAGCTAACGGTAAGGATATCAAGCTTGATAACCCTGATGAAGCCGTAAGACTTATGCAAATGGGTGCTAACTATACTAAGAAACTTCAACAGTTGACACCACATTTAAAGATGGTTAAGATGTTGGAGAATAATGACTTGCTTGATGAGGGCAAACTTTCGTTCATGATTGATTTGAACAAGAAAGACCCAGCAGCAATTCAGAAGTTCCTTCGGGATGGTGGTATCGACCCAATGGATATCGATACTTCTACCGAACCGACTTATACGCCTAGCAATCACTCCGTTAGTGATGCTCAAATGGACTTTGACAGAGCATTGGAAGACACAGCGTCCACCCAATCAGGTCAGGCTCTACTTGTAGACATCAATTCTGGATGGGATCAAGCTTCAAAAGACGCCATTTATAACGATCCGTCTGTATTGCCTCTCTTGGCTCAACAAAAAGAAAGTGGTATCTACGATATCATCACTAATGAAGTTGAGAAAAGACGCATGTTGGGCCAAGTGACTGGAATGTCGTCTATCCAAGCCTACCAAGCGGTAGGACAAGCTTTGCAAGCCGAAGGCAAGCTAGGACAACCTAATCCGACACCTGAAACAGTACAGCCTACTCCTGTAGTAGATCCTGCACCAGAACAGACAAGTCGAGTGGTTGAGACTCGTGCAGCCCCACGTAAAGCTCCCGTCGAGAATAGTGCTCAGGTTAAAGCTGCTGCTGCTGTTAAGACATCGCCTAAAAAAGTTCAATCGAACATTAATCCCCTCACCATGTCGGATGAGGAATTTGAAAACGCTGCTGGGTTAGCTGGAAAGATCTAATCCCGCACAAACTATAAGGACTAATTGTTATGGCTCATGCTTATAATAACCCGCCATCAACTGATTCCACCATTGGTGGAGAACAGATGGAAACCTTCTTTTGGCACAAAAAGGCGCTGATTGAAGCTAAAAAAGATATGTATTTCATGCCTATGGCTGAAGTTATGTCTATGCCGAAACATTACGGTAAAGAGATCCGAGTGTATCACTACATTCCGCTCTTGGATGACCGTAACGTTAGTGACCAAGGTATTGATGCTGCTGGTGCAACCATTGCAGATGGTAACCTATACGGTTCATCTCGTGATGTTGGTACAATCACATCGAAACTTCCTTCTCTGACTGAGAATGGTGGTCGTGTTAACCGCGTTGGCTTCACACGTATCCAGCGTACTGGTTCAATTACGAAACTGGGCTTCTTCACAGAATTCACTCAAGAGTCTTTCGACTTTGATAGTGACTCTGAGCTGTACATGCACATGT